GTTCCTGTTCTTACTGATCCGGTTCATACTGATCCGGTTCATACTGATCCGGTTCATACTGATCCGGTTCATACTGATCCGGTTCATACTGATCCGGTTCATACTGATCCTGTGGCGACTGTTCCTGTTCCTGTTCCCACGGTTATCGCAGAAAAGCCGAAAAAGAAGAGAGTTGTAAAAAAGAAGGCGGAGTCACCAAATCCAGAACAAGAGGAGGAGAAAGAAAAAGAAGAGATGAACCTTACTGACGAGATGAAGGAGGAACCTTATCAACCAGTGACTTTGACTACTCCTCCTACAATTAAAAAGACAAAGGTAGTCGCGAAGAAAGTTACCACGGCCAAGCCAAAGGCACAGGCACAGGCACAGGCACAGGCACAGGCACAAGCGACCCTAAAAAAGGCCGACGACGAGCCTGAGATTGAACATTGGTTGATTATTCGTGACGGAGTGAGATACTGGACAACCGACGAGTTTGAAAAGAACGGGTCTGTGTATGAGTATTGCATTGATTCTGAAGGCGACGGATGTTCAGGGGACGTCGCCATTGGTTGTTTGAAGGATGGAAAGCTGATGTTGAATTAATTAATTTTCACCATGCCGTTTGAATAGCGCACCATGTTTAGTGAGGTTTTCGATATTGTCTATCATTTTAGGATCTTGATGATTCGCATCTCTTAACCAAATTTTAATAATACAAAAGTTTTTTTTCGGGGAGATGGTGATTCCATTGATACAATTATTATAATCTGTGTTCATACCTAAAGATTCACCGGCAAGCATATACATCATATGACGCCAGACTTGGATCACGTGTTTATTAATCACTTTATAAGAAAAACATCCACCGTCTTTATTTTTTTCATCTTCCCAAATAGGAGTCACTCCTCTTCTCATAAAAAACAACATACTGTACTTGACTATATTTTCAGTCAAGGCTCTATTAATGGCAATCGTTGTTTCAACCGTATCAATATCACTTAAGATAACGGTATAGCCAGAAAGATTCCAATCTTTTTCACTGGGCAAATGACAGTATAAAGTCCATTTGTCTTTCAAATAATGTGAAGAACAAATAGTAGAGTGAGCTTCGGGTGTATCGCTCATCTTCAATACTATATAATAAATACAGGAGTTCTTTCTTTATATTCTTTTTGGGGATTTTAGCGTGTGGATACTTTTTTGGACGTGGATCATTTTTTGCGACTGGATTTTTTGCGACTGGATTTTTTTGACCGCCTCCTACTACGCTTTCTTTTTTTACCGCCTTTTACTTCCTCGGGTAGGTTTTCTTCGTCCCCCTCTTTTTTAGAGTTCATAAAACCTGTTACTGTCTCTTTAATTCCGTCGAAAAAACCGGGACCTGCGTTATCGCCAGTTCCGGGACCTGTTTCTGGCTTACCTTCTCCGTCTGCTTCTTCCGATACAGCGTTCGATACAGCGCCCGATACAGCGCCCGATACAGCGTCTGGTACATCGTTCGATACATCGTCTGGTACAGCAGGTTCTTCTGGTACAACAGGATCTGATGATGAGGTAGATTCTTTAACTTCTTCTGGTACAAAATTATTCTCTCCGAGCTGAGGTGTATTACCCGGCTGGAGTATATCAGTGGCATACGAATCATCAGTCACTTGCGGACTTTTCGATGTTGTTCTTGTTCTCTTATTTTTTTTTGTTTTTCCCTCTTTCGCTTTATTATATTTTTTCCGAGAGAATATGGTTCTGCATCTGCCCTTACCGTTACTTCTTTTCGACCTCACTTTCCGACAAGGGAATCTGCATTGTTCTTCAGTTAAATAAACACAAGCCGACCCTTTTTTCTTCTTTTCCTTATCACCACCGACTATACTCGGCAAGGTAAGATTCATTATATACAGTATATATATATATATTTTCAAACAAGCTAAACAACCACAAAAATTTACCCAATAAATCTACAGCGATCATTCAAGATCTGCGCTAAAGGTAAAACACTCCCCATTAAAATACAGCATACAACAACAAACGTATTAGACAAAGGTGGTGGGGTTATCATTGTACCAATCACTTTTTCAGCTGGTTCTAATTCCTCTTCTAATTCCTCTTCTAATTCCTCTTCTAATTCCTCTTCTATTTCCTCTTCTATTTCCTCTTCTTCGTTTTTCGCCGGACGACCTACCGACGTTATTTCTAAAACCGGTGGAGGTTCATCCATACAAGTACATATTCTATACGAAGTCTTCTCTATCTTGACGTAATTATTATAATGTATTTTCTTGCATTCGAGATCGTCGTCGATAACCAACACTTCATAGTCAAAGTCGAAAACATAAAAGCTACGTTGCAGTTGTAACATTCGTTGGATAAATGCGGGACTTAAAATCTCGTTCCCCTCTACATAATAACTATCCGGTATCTTCAGTTCTATTTTGTCATACATTTTCGGATGTTTATATTCGATAATGACGAATTGTATAGCTGATTTTGTAAACGGTAACTCTTTATTATGATTCGCCGAAAACGAACAAGGAAATCTCCGAAACACATATTTATCGTCTTTCCGCACCACAAACAATGTTTCCATTATCTTCGGGACTTGCTCAAATTCATAATCATACTTTGGTTGTTTCACCGAATGGTTTATGAAAAGATCGTATTCGTTCTGGATAAATAAATCAAAGTAGTTTGTCAGAGGACAGAGATAGGTTTCCATCGAATCAAATGAATAGTTCTCTACCCCTAAGTCTGAAATATAACTGCATGTGGTGAGAGAATAAAAATGAACCCATTGTGTTTCGCTCGGTTCATGTTTAAGAAATTTCTCTATAATATTTTCCAAAGGTTTAACAAAAAGGTTGTACAGCCAAATCATAAACGACCGATACAAATGCAGAGCGACGAAATAGATATAGTTCGTACGTTTCGAAGAACAGAACCACTCCATAATATAACTATGAACACTATATTTATATTATTATAATAACCCTTTCATCATCAAATATCGAGAGCCACTGTGTTTTTATTGGAAGTATTCTGTCTTCGTTTCACCTTTTTCGGAAGGGTTGTTCCGTCTAAATCTTTCAAAGAACTGACGCTGATAATAGACTCACTACCATTCATTGGTTCTTGTGGTTTCGATTCGTATAGTGGGATAGAGTCGGGTGGTTTCGGTTTGAGTCCAGATAATAACTTTTCAATATCGGTACTGGCTTGAGGTCCTTTCATTTCAGGTCGTTGTTGAAAACCTGAAGAGGATGATGCGGATGCAGCCGTCAAATCTGGACGATTACTGAAGTTTTGTGTAAATTGCATAGTAGCTCCAGGCCGAGGAGGAGGTGCTTGATTCTTCGTTTCTACAGGCGAAGGAGGCGGGCCATGTCTTGTATTCACTTCTTCTGGTTGATTCATCATCGATTTGGCGAAATCAAATGCCGAGTTTTGCTTACTCATGGTTTCTACGGCTGCATTCGAAAACATTTTCATGAGTTCCGGGCTTTGTTTGATCACGTCATTAAATCCTGGAGTGGCCGAACTCAACATTTTATTACTCATATTCACGACCGCGGCCGAAAAGCCTAATCTCAGCAACAAAGATACCTCGGGAGACATTTTCCCTCCTTTATATTTCTCGTGCAATTCCGAAAATATTTCTTCGTAACTATCTAAATCCTCGCTGACCTGTTCCCCCCATCCATCCAAATTGAGATCGAACGGATTCAACATGGCATTTCCATATTCTACTGTACTCACCACGGTGGTAAACCACCAGCCTTGTAATTTAATACTGTCCTTTTTCCGTTTTTCCTCCAATGCGCCCTCATACTCATCTTCCACCTCCTCGAAATTGGATTCCATATTGAATTGAGTTCCATTCTTGTACGTTCCTTTCTCTGCCCATTCCTCGAGTTTTTTTATCATAATTCTTTTTTTCCGTCTTTTATCACGGTCGGACATGTGGGCCGACGATGAACTTCGGACATCTTTCGGAATATCTTCATTGACTTTTGAAAATCCGTCCCAGGTTCTTGAAGAAGACGATTCTTTCGTTGCCTGGCCGAGGTGAATCGGGTTCGAGGAAGTTGCAGAAGAATCCTCTTTTCCACTTCCAAAAGAAAACAGATTTTTGAAACCGCCTAAACCACTCAACATTTTTGAATCTCCTGGTACAGGGACAGAAGTGGATAAATCGTTCAATTCGTTTTCCAAGTTATCCAAATCGTCTAAATTGATCTTGGTCGAGGTCGACGATGATTTTTTCTTCTCGTTCATTAACAATTCGATTCCACTTCCAAAAGAAACCGATGGACGGGAACTCTGACTGGTAGTATCCTGACTCAATGGAATATTATCTAAATCAATATCGACGACTTCCATTTATGATCTAATTACATTAGTTATTTTTAAGTTGTACGCATTGTATATTACTTTATTTATTTTCAAATAATCGGTTTCATTTCTTTTTCAAAAACCAAATACCCTGCAAGAAACAATCCGCTAAATCGTCTTTTTTGGCGGCATGCTCACTGAAAAATGCAATCCATTTGTCTTCTTTCATTTCATCGAGAATCGCTTTACAGTGAATGACCGCGTCTTTTTTATGTTTTTGATAAGGTGTCGTTGCGTCTGATATCTGCTGAAAATTCTTCAGTTTATTGCCAGAAGACACAAACTCAATATTCGAGACGCCCAATGAGATAAAGTGCTGTGCCAACATTCCTTGAATCGTTTTCATTCGGTTTGCAATTGGACTGATTTGGTTTTCAATAATCACATGAGTACCTGTACGCATGATTTCGATTCGAGAGAGTTGGTTGTACAGCGATCTACCCACCGAAATGAGATCCACTGTACTTGCATTTTTTTTAGTAACCACAATCGGTTCCCATGATCGATTCGCGTGGAAAGATACCAGTTCATGAATCATATCTATTTTTTTGGGGAAGGTGGATGGTGGCGGAAGAAGACTCTGGTATAAGGTTTTGATATCTTCTACGGTTTTTTTCTTCAGAGATCCGAGAGAATTACATGGCTGAGGCAAGACGTAGGTCCGAGACAACTTTGCATGTTTTTCGCACATACAAATCGGACCTTTTTTATACTTTGCTGTTTTCCCGCAGGGTTTCTTGTTTTTCAGTATTTCGCTGCAAACAGATATTGGTTGAGGAGTGGAAAGGGAGGAGTCGCAAAGGTTCAGTACGTTCCAATCTACTATGGTTGGTTTCTCGCCATTCACGTCTAAAATACAATAGGCAAGGTTTTTTATTCCAACATCAAAACTGATAATACGTGTTTGAGACATGTATTATCTACCATCATAAAACTCTTTCTATGTCAGTTTCAAAATATAATAATGTGTTTATTATGACTTACCTGCGGTCTGCCATTGTCTCACCAATTGTTCTTGGGTTAGAGATGGAACGATAAGTTTATCTTGTAATTGTTTGCGCGTAAGATAAGTTTCTTTCAGGTCGCTTGGTGTTGCTTGAATATGCGATATCGGTTCATGAATAGAAGAATATAATTTGGGAGGGGTGTAAAAGTTTTCTTGCTGACCATGTGCTACGATCCCCACATCATTCAGTGCATCCTGGAACATCTTTTCTCGGATATTTTGGCTGTTTGCAGTCATAAACTGACGATATTGCCAATTGGTTTGTATTCCCTCACTTTTTAATAAATCTTCGTTGAGTACTGTTTCAGGTTGCCACGAAGCAAGAACGGATCGGCCATCATGCATGAATGGAGGGAATTTACTATACTGATTATTTGTTTGATATCCTGTATTAGGTAATGGCATACTCGGATAGGCGGTTTCAATATGTTGTCCTTTGTCTGATTTCAAAAATCCAAACATAAATATATAATATATGAATACTGCATATTTTTCCTAAAGCCAACTTGGCTTATTGTTGAGAATCCAGGACGATTTGTATTAAATCGTTTTTTTTCAGTTTAGAAGGATCTGTACACAGCCCTTCCTTGATGACCATTGTACGAAGCATTTGCAGGGTAAATTTTTGCAACTCCGCTTTTGTGGCCTTTGTGTCTGCATATTCTAAAGGCACTTCCTCGTCCTCACCATCTGGAAGTAATTTTTCGACGCGGATTTCCTCTTCTTCTTTTTTGGCCTCGATTTCTTCTTTGATCTCGATTTCGTGGATTTCGTCTTTGACCTCGATTTCTTCTTTTACCTCGATTTCTTCTTTTATCTCGATTTCTTCTTTTACCTCGATTTCCTCGACTTCCTCGATTTCCTCGACTCTTGAATCAGAGTCCACCACATACAAGTCATACATTGGTCTGACACAGTCGTCGAGTTTTTGAACATGTACCATAACCTCGTCGTAAAAACCCTGTTTTTCTTCAGAAAAATCTTCGACCTCTTCAACCGACGAAGTAGTCTCTGTTTCTTGATAATCAAAGTCTTCTTCGTCGTAATTCTGCACATCGTCTAACTCTTCGTTTTCATAGTTTTGAATATCTAAGGCATCTGTAACCATGATTGTCTTGAAGAGTTCTGAAATATTCGGAACAACAGGAGTGTCTTTGTAGAAGAAGGGATCGATATTCTGCGGATTTGAATGGGGCGATTGCGACTTTACAAAATCCAATTCCTCACATATCGTTTTGCAAATATCCTGCAACGTTTCATTTTTCTTCTCAATCAAATCTAATTTTTTTTTGAAATGATAGACCATCAACAAAACCAAAATAAACGAAATACCGAGGAACAAAAAAAAGAAACTTTCTAAAAGAGAAAATATCGTCATTATAAAGAGGAGTCGATAATATATTATATACAATAACGTAACATTTAATGTCTTTTCTTCTAAATAATTTATTTCAAAGTATAGTTTATAATGAATATTTTAGAAGAAAACCGGAATTCGGCCACTACAGGAACTGTGAATCCAATTTTCGAAAACGCTCGTCCTTTTTCTAACCAACGCGCAGATTATTCCGAGGGAAATACAAGAGCTCTAAGTGATTCTTTGTTCTCTTTTGATTTGAAAACCCTATGCATCATTTTTTTACTCATTATCATGGTATTAGCGTATGTGAAAATCAATTTGATTACCATAGTCGGAGATGGTATTCAGTCCGGAGTTGATTTTATTTCCCCGGTATTTGCGTATCTATTGGATTTCATTGGCGATTCTTCGGGGAAAGCCATAAATAAAGCCGCGGAAGTAACCGCTGATGTATCCAAGGGCGGAATTGATTTGGCCGAAGGAGCAGTTCAGGAGGTCGGGAACTTGCTTATCGGAAAGTCAGATGTAGGCTCAAAGAAAAAAAGTTATACGCTTAATGACCCGGAACCGGATTCCTCTGAAGATAATATCCAAAAATCAAGGTCGTCTTTGAAAACAAAATGGTGTTTAGCAGGTGAGTATCAAAACAAGCGTGGTTGCATTTCTATTTCCGAAAGCGACAAATGTATGTCCGGACAGGTGTTTCCGAATGAAGAGCTTTGCTTGAACCCCAATCTTAGGTGATTGTAGTATTGCCGCCTAATATAGACAACGCATTCTGAGAAGAACGAACCAGTTCCACGAAAAATTCGTAAAAGTATCCATCGATGGTGTACAATTGTATGTTGCTTATATAAATATTATACGGGGTGATGACGTATGTAAAGGTAGGCTTCATAGAGGGTTGGTTTATATCGGAAATTTCTTGGTTTGCATATTTTACTTTCAGTAGAATGACATCGTTGCTGGACAAGTTGGTTCCAGGTATATTTATTGTAAAAGCGGAAACATCAGACGGAATATCTTTCAATATTTCCAAAACGCCAATATTCGTTTCTACATCAGAAACAATCGACGTCGCCTCTTCATTCGCGAAAAATCTCCAAGGCAGCGCTTCGCCCACAGGTTTCGGCTGATCACTGTACGTTCTGTATTCGTTCACGTAATTATAAAGAGGGATGGATCGGTCCATGTACAGTAAAACTGGTTTCCCCGGTACATCCGATGACGAAGAAAGAGTCCGGTTATTCGACGAGTCGCAGTAAGCCATTTGTTCAAGGGTATATCTATTTGTTCTCAGTGCTTTTTGGACAGGGCTGTATCCACGTACAACTTGAGCGAATTTCTGATTTTTCGTGAGCGTGTTCATTTGTGTGCTTTTCTGTGGGCCTTGATGTTTGAGCACTTCGGCTTTTCTTCTCATGTCCAACTCTTCTTTTGTATTGGCGGGATACGGAGACGTAAGATTTAAACGTGGCGGAGGATTCGTGTACGTCATTCTCAAGGACCGGAAATAACAATTGGCACTCGTCGTCATTCTTCGACTATAAATATATATAATAACATGCTGAATTATATTCTATATATTAGTTAATACTTTTGGGTATACCATAAATTGGAGAGGAAACCGTAGGAACCAGATGTACCTTTTGCATCAATGGACAACGCGCTGGGAGTAATATTTGGTCCAAACATGACTATATTGTTTATCTCAAACACGTTTAATGCGTGGGCATAATACCGTAAATTAGACAGTTTTCCTGGGAATCCCGCGTTTGCCCCAATAATCACGTCGTTGAAATTTTGTTTGGGTGCATATTCCATATTGACTCTCTTTGCAAGTGTGCCATTTATATATGTATCCAGTACTGTATTTTGCAAGCGGATGGCTACATGAAACCATTTATGAATGGGTATATCCGCGATATTGATGACACTACTTTGTTGGCCAGCGGTCTGGTTTATTGTATCCATCCTCACTTCTAACTCATATGTATTGGAAGACGCGTCTATCGGTTTTTGGGAGATAACATACAATCCTGGGCCATTGGTCATATTATAACTCCCGTCGAAATTTTCATCTCCTTTGACAAATATGCTTTTATAACCGGTTGTTGTACTTTCACTTAGAAAAAGCCATACGCTCCATGTGAATTCAACGCCGCGACTACGATCATTGGATTTTGAAATGAGTACGGAAGTATCTTTGGATGGATCCTGCGTGACAACTACTCGATCATTTCCACCGATGGATCCCTGCACGACATACGGGTTAGAGGCGGGTAATAAGTATAAAGCCAATAGACTCATAAACACCTTCAACAACACCATGAAAATAATCACAACCAATATGATAAACGAAAATTTTGCTAAAAGAGAATTCGAATCTAAAAATTCTTTGCTTGCGTCCGAAAAAGACTGGCTGCTTTTATCGGAAAATTCACTCATAGATGATTTGAAATTGTCCCGCAATTCGTTCATGTTTTCTCCAATACCTTTTATATTTTCGGAAAGGCCTGCCTGTACATCGCCGCTTGATGGAATTTTATCTTGCATTTGTTTGATAAACGGTTGAGCCCCATCCATAATAATAATCTATATGATACAAATAGATTATAATAGAAGACGTTTCAACTAAAATAGAGTGTACTTGTTTAAATCAATGCTGTCCTTGGTTAATGTAAAGGAAGCCCCATATGAGGATAATAATTTACTAAAGTAGTTTCCTCCGTTCCCTTCCATATACTTGCTCCACGCAGTGGTGGGATCCATTGCGGTCGGGATTCTTTCGAATTTCGCGAGATAACCTTTACATGTACTATCGGCGCAGTTACCGTAGGTTATCACGTAATCCACTTTAGTCTGTAGCGGAGTATTGGGAAGTTGTTGTGACCGAATCAACTTTCCATCATAATATAGATCCACTATTTTACCTTCCACGCTCACCACCATACAAACCCACTTCTGCAATGGACAATTGTTCATGATCAAATTGGTGGTTGTTCCAGTTGTTTGACAATTTATGTCATAGTATAGTTTAGCAGTAGGATCCAAATAAAGTTTGAAAAAATCCCCAACTACTGCAGCCGGGCTGGTACTGATATTGATAATCTCCGTTTTCCCAGTACTATTTAATGCATCAATATACATCCAAACCGATAACGAATATCTGCTTGATGTGGGGTTTGCCAAGGTTTTATAGGTCACTGACCCGTTTCCGGAGGCAGACAAGTCGAGTTTCGTAGCGACCACCTTTCCTTTGTTCACGATCACGTAGTATAAAACATAAATAACGACGAGTAACACAATTCCTAAAGCGATGAGTGTATAATTCATTTCTATACTTTTAAATTATATTATTTACTGGCGGGTTTTTTAATTTCAATAAATTGTATGTCTGAGATATTTGCGTTTGAGTTAAGATGTCCGGCTGGACCCGTACATCGCAAACAGCTCCATGTAGTAAATTTGTGTTTGAACCTACACAAAACACCTGCGAATTTTTGTAAATCGGTAAAAAAGATGCTAAAGATTTAGTTTCCGTGATCTTTCCATTAATGAATAGGTCGACTTGATTATCGTGGTAATTGAATACAAAAAAGTTCCACGTTTGAAAAGGAACATCTATTTCGGTTGTGACTGCAGATAATTTGACGGCATCTATCTTTACCGAATCTTCATAGACATTATTCGAAAAAACCACTTTTAATTTACTTCCCTTACATCCTATATACGGTGTGCCTACTCTGGGATTATCCAGGTCGGCTTGTGGCACATTGAGTTTGTTTTTACTGGCGTCGGTAATAAAATCACCGTCATCGGCTCCAACCCGTAATATCATACATTCTGTATCTTGCGAAAATGTGGGCGTGTTCATAGTTATCCACATGGACAAAGAGTAGTTCTTTAAAAAAGTCGGTTCGTCGCTTTTAAAGGTCTTTCGTATATCTCTCAAATCTTTCGTGGTGTTGTAAAAATCATCCACATGTCCAATTCTTTTTTTGGTATAGAGTTCCATCGGGTCTCTAAGGAGTTGTTTGCTATTCGTGAGCACCACCTTTGAAAGGAGTTTGGGAATATAGACATACAGCAACACGAGTAGAATTTCAAAGAGTATAAGTGCGAAAACCACCGCTGGCGTTGTACTCACTTCGTTAAACAAGTATTTAAAATAATCACTTACCAAACACGGAATAAAAAAGATGGCGTACAAATAAACGCTCATTCTCCCTTTTTGTTTGAATGATTCGTCGAAAAATATGTAGAAAACAATAGACAGAAAAACGATACAGATCATAAACAGAAGACACTTGAGAGACAAACTGATTAAAAAGGAAGACTCGTCAGAAAGTCGTGGTAGAGTTCTGTAATTGGTAAAAAACAGCATCATATCGTTTAACATGTTATCGAATGACGGAATGGCAGATCTCAGTAAAAACAACGATAAAATCCCTGTCATGCATGCAAATAAAAACATGTGTTGAGTGTCGCCAATGTGTGTGAAAATAATGTAAATAAATGCGACTAAAGGAACAATAATACTAAGCAGGTACATGGCATTTTTATTATTGTCCAAGGCGGATTCATCTTTGGACGATATAATAAAAATAAACACGAAATACGCAATAAACAAAAAATACACTAAATAAGAAATCGCATTTTTAAACCACTTTGCATCCTTTAGATTCTCCCAATCGATCGCTGGAATTTCCAAAAATGCAGCCATGTATAATAGGTGAGTTTATTTTGTTATTAGAGGTTTTCTATAGTGGTTTTCCTCCCGTGACATTCTCTACACAGAGCCACTAAATTATCAATATGATTGCTTCCGCCGTATTCTAAACGGAGTGTATGGTCAATTTCGAACCAAGCGGAAAGGGTTTCTCCACAGTCTCCGCACTTCCAATTTTGCCGGGAAGCCACAAATTTCTTCTTTGTCTCGCTGACGGATCTTTTCGTCCCTGTTTTCCCTGAATGTCTCAGTCTTCCTTCTTGTGCGCTGGTACTACTATGATTGTTATGTCCTCCAGGCAGCAACATATTTACCATATTAAACGAATGACCTTGATCTGTCGTGCCATTCCCGATACCACCAGTAAAGTTTTGTTTTGAAGTAAAGTCCAGTATGGGGGAGATAATGCTCGATGTATTTTGGTCAACCGGTAAATATTTGAGGTACTCGTGAGACGCCGAAATCATTTCCCCGGCTTTCTGCGGATTCTTCTTTAACAGCCAAAATGCCATTACCCCTCCAAACGCAATACCAGCCATTTGGTAGTATTTTTTATACGAAAACAGATTTTTCAAGATTTTGCCATCGGTGTAAATGTTCCCTATCAATAGCCCCGTGATGAATAAAATGACGATTTCTATTCTCATACTATTTACATATGGATATACTTATTTTGTGTAGTAGAATATAAAAATGGCAAGTACGGCCAAAATACCTAAAACGATGTGTTTTTTTTGGATACCGAATTTTTCCGACAGTTTAAAGGGTTTGGGCAAATAACTGTTGTAGTAAATGTCTAAATGCTGAAAGTAGGTACGTTCGTCGTTTCCTAACTCGTTGTCCATTTTATTTTGTACGAAATGGACCCAATATGTAAAGGAATCTTTGGTATCTAAGTAAGGGGTGACTGGAAATATATCGAGAATTCGCAGTAATCTTTTCTGTACATCTGCGTTGGGGCAAAAGAGTGGGAGATTCTGGACAAATTCGTAATATTTCCGTTTGGTTACCTTGTTTGGGGTGTCGGGATACGCATGTGCCGTGGAATACATAAAAAACCAAAAAGATGGCAACCAGATGTCGGATTTTAAGTCTTTCATATATTTTAAAAAACAGATATAAAAATTTATGATTAAGGTATTACACGGTCGTCGTGGGATGAATATGTATAGAAATGATCTTTTTTGCAACAACTGCGGGAAATGCGGACATTTACATAATATATGTAAAGCGCCTATTACCAGTATTGGCATTATTTGTTTTAGATATAACATCAACCACAAAGAAACCGAGTTCTTGATGATTCGGAGAAAAGATACTTTAGGATTTATTGATTTTATGCGAGGAAAGTTTTCCGTGAACCAAAAAATGTATATTCTGAACATGTTGGCGCAAATGACCCAACACGAAAAAGATTTGTTGATGAAAAAATACACGATTATTCGCGATGGCGGCATGATTCAGAATTTAAAGGAAAAGATATTTCAGTTGATCAAAGGAACGACGTATAATGGCGAAACATATGATTTGAGAGATTTGATTATAGAGAGTAACCGAATATCTGTATGGTCTGAACCTGAATGGGGCTTTCCTAAAGGAAGACGAAACGCCTTGGAAAGCGATTATAATTGTGCGGTGAGAGAATTTACTGAAGAAACGGGATATCCAGCCTCACAACTGGTGAATATAAGAAACATTATTCCGATGGAAGAGGTGTTTACCGGATCCAACTATTACTCCTATAGACATAAATATTACATCATGTTCCTTCCTTACAAAGAAAGTTTGACGTATGGTAATTTTCAGCAGAGCGAAGTGAGCAAAATGGAATGGAAAACGATAGAACAATGTGTCGAGTGTATAAGACCTTATAATCTGGAAAAAATCGCGCTTATCAAAAACGTGTCCGAATGTCTGAACGCCACGAGGTTGTTTTCCTTTCCCAAATAAATAATGTCAATTCATTATAAAGAATGGAAACAGAATCTTTAGATAAAAACAAGACGAAAAAGAATGACATCGCAAAACCTATTGCCAACAAAACCAGGAAAAGAATTTGCCCAAAAGGAACCATGTTTGTCGCCAGTCGCGGCGAATGTTTTCCTACCGCCGAAGCAAAAGAAATTATCAGTGGGGAGAAAGCAGAAGAAAAACTACGAAAAGCAACGGAGCGACTGGAGCTCAAGGCAATAGCCAACGCGCTAAAAGATGAAGAAAAAGCGAAAAAAGACGCCATTAAAAAAGAAGAAAAAGCGAAAAAGGA